GTGACCAGAAACGCCCGTGGAAATGGGCACCTGACCTTAGTTTCGGCCCCAGTCGTTGAGCTGAATGATGGGGGCGCACAATTGAATTCGTTGCCGGGTGGGCACTATGGCTATGGGGTGTCCTACCTCGACGAGCATTGCCGGTGGATGCTGCGGGCGGGTCGTGCGGAGCGCACGATCAAGCTGCGCCGGATGCATATGCAGTACCTGGTGGATTTCCTGGGGCGTGACCCTGTTGACGCCACGGAACGGGAGCTGGAGGCGTGGCAAGACAGTGTGCCGTTGGACCAGCTGCGCAACAAGACGGCGATGGTGCGCCCCTACTACGTCTACATACATCAGCGGGGGTACCGGGCTGACAACCCGGCCGCTCTGCTGGTGACTCCTCGCAAGAAGCGCAATTTACCGAGGCCGATCGTGTTCGAGGCGATGGAGCGTGCCATCCTGCATGCGCCGTCCCTACGGATGCGGGCTTGGTTGATCCTGGCGGCATATGCCGGGTTGCGCGCGAAAGAGGTGGCCCACCTCGAACGGGATAACATCGAACGGCGCCCAGAGGGCGGGGTGTTCCTTCGGCTCACGCGCACCAAGGGTGAATACCAGCGAGTCACAGCGCTGCCCGAGTGGGCTTGGCAAATGGTCGAACCGGCGCTTGCACCCGAGGGGCTGTGCTTTCGGCGCGAGCGGGGAACTGGCCCAGTCACACCCCAACAGATCTCGCAGCTTTCGAACGACTGGCTCCACAAGTCCGGTACCCGCTCGACGTTTCACTCGCTGCGTCACTGGGCTGGATCGTCGGGTATCGAGCATGAAGACCTACGGGTCGTACAGGAGTTCCTTGGACACACAGACCCCTCCACAACCGCTATCTACACGGCTGTGGCTCCGGCCCGGATAGCCCGCATGGTCGATTCATTCCGGCGACTGGATGATCTACCGGCATAGGTTTGGTCGCGGCCATCGCCCTGATCACAGCTCGGCGTCGGTTCTCTTGATGTGTCCGATTGTGTGGCGACTTAACGTTTACCGTCACCGGCATGCCTGCTCGCCGTTCCCCATGGATGAACGAACGTGCTCAGTTCCTTGTCAAATACCTCGCTGACCAGCACGGAATCGGTATTACAGAGGACATCGCCCGTGAGGACATCTCAACGCAAGTTGACCGGGTTGCTGAGCGCATGAGGATCGGCCGGCAAGCTGCGAAGTACTACGTCACCGAGGACTATCTACGCAAGTTCGGCGATTTCGTCGCCAACGCCATCCGCGAAGCCCAGGCAGCAGATCCACGCCGAGGGTTACGGGCAGTGCCGCCTGCGGATTGACCGAGGCGCGGCGCTCGTTGTGCGGGCTGTCGGCAACCTGGCCGATTCACTGTCCGGGGGTGGCGGGCATTGGGTGACGCACGTATATTGCCCCCAACAGCTACCGCAGGGGGGCAAAATATGTCGTACTCGTTTGAGCTTCACCCGGACCCGATGATGCGCGAGTCCAACCGCCTGCTCGACGCGGTGGAGCAATCCAAGGCTGAGCACGACGGCCACCACGGAGCCCTTGAGTCCGCGGTGCCGCAGATGTGGGGGCAGACCCAAGGGGCGCTGGAGGCGGCGCACGCAGCGTTGGCCGACCAGACGCGGATACTGCACAAGCACCTCGCCGAGCATGGTGTTGGGATGCAGGAGTTCACCGGCCAAGTGGTTGCGATGGATGACCTGAACGCTGACGGATACGGGCGGGGCTGACCGTGGCGAAGTGCTCCAATATTGAACACTGGAGTGTGGAGGGTTTGCAGAATGTCATTGGCACCATGGACGGCATTCACAAATCGCATGTGAAGCTCGGCGACACCCTCGACGGGGTGCAGGCCAACCTGTCCAGTTGGGGTGGGTTGACTGCCGAGGCGTGGCACAGGTACCACAACAAGCTGCGGGTCGATCTGGATGACCAAGGGCGCCAAGCCAAGGCCGTTGCCGACAAGCTGCGGCCCCTGTATGACGACGTGCTCGGCATCAAGGCCAAGTACCGCTACCTCAAATCGACCATTGAGGGCAACGGCACCTACGACAAAAACGGCAACATGCAGCACTGGAAGCTGAACGATGACGGCTCCATTGAGGGCGCGTCCGGGGATCTCCAGGGCGCCTCGGCCAAGCAACAGCTCGAAGACGAGATGAAAGCGCTGCTACGCAAGGCCGATGTGGTTGACCAAGAGATCGCCGACGCGCTCAAGGCCATCACTACACCGGGCGGTGCCGTGGCCGATGGGCCGCACGTCGGACAGCCCGCCCCTAAGCCCTCTGACCCGTCGATCCTTGCCTCCGGGCCGATCGGCGGCGCCGATGGAAACCCCCCGTACCCCAACGGGGCCAAGCCGACCATGATCCCCGGCAAGACGATCCCCATGGCCGATAACCCGCCCGGATACGACCAAAGCCTTGGCCCCGGCCCGGCGCGCGACCAGGCATGGAAAGACTATCTATCGGGCAAGAACGCGGACGGCACACAACGGGCTATCGGTGCCCCCATGGCCTTACCGAAGCCGGAAGCCGTCAGCGATAAGTCATTGCGCGCTATCGGGGCCGCTGGCCGCTCGCAAGGCGTGTCCTACGCGTGGGGTGGTAACACCGATGTGAATGGACCGTCAAAGGGCCACGGGGACAACGGCGGTGGCGCCGACGAGCATCAGGACTGGAATCGAACTGGATTCGATTGCGGCGGTTTGGTTCGCTACTCGTTCCAGCAGGGCGCGGGAGTTGACGTATTCGAGAGGCCAGACGGCAAGGAGCTCGGTACGGGGACTGATCGCATTGACATAAGCAAACACTTGACCAAAGTGCCTGACGCAGTGCAGATCCCGTCCGCGCAGATCAGCTCCAAGGCCCAGGTGGGCGATATTCTCGTCTTCTTCAACGGCGGTACCGAACATACGGGTGTCTATGTCGGCAATGGCTTCATGCTTGACGCGCCCTACTCGGGGGTGCCGGTGCGCATCGACAATGCAAACAGGGACGGGCGGATAACCGATGTGCTGAGGCTCAATCCGTGAAACCCACAAGGCTTTTCGCCTCGCTGCTGTTGGTTGCGATGGTGGCGGGCTGCACCGCAACGAACGCGCCCGAGACAACGCCCGCCGCGAGCACGTCCACCATTTCAACACCCGACACGGACGGGGTAGTCACCAGGTTCACCAAGGACATATGGCCAGCCGTGGAAGGCTACCGAGCACCGGGGCAAGGCAGTCCCAGCTACCGTCGGTACGTGGCTGTCGTTGATCCACAGTTGGAGGGGACGGCATGGAATGCGCTCTTTGAAGATGTGCGCTCACTGGGAACGGTGGGCCGCAACAAAGAAACCGACGAGGCCGAAAGCTACCCAACCGGCCCTTTGAATCTCGCCGCCACATCCGCGACTGCGTTGAATGCGTCCACCGCAACACTGGTCATCTGCTACACGTACACGTCCGTCACGCAGCGAACAATCAACGACCCTCAAATCCAGGCTCCGGCAGCATCGGAAGCAACCTTTGAGCTGGCGCAAGTCAAGAACGTTTGGTACCTGCATGCGATCACCAACGATCACGTTGTGCCGTCATGTCAAGCCAATAAGGCTTAGGAATGCCGAAAAACGCCCCTGCTCAGTGGATTTGAGCAGGGGCGTTTTTGGTCGGCTAGTTTGAGCCGCGCAGTTTCTCTGTTACCTGGTGCTCAAATGCCAAGCGGTCCTTGCGTTCTTCTCTCAGCTCACCGCGTAGGCCGCCGATATCGGAGCGCATTCCGCGTAGGTCGCGGCCGAACTCTTCGAGCCGGTCGAGCACGTCGTCGAGTCGGTCGCCAACTCCGTCCACGTCGTCGCGGAGGTTGGTCTCGTGGCTGTTCTTGACCTGGTGGAGCACGGCGCGAAGATCCTTGCGGTATATCCCGAGGACGAGCACGACCAGGGCGATGACAATCCAGGTGGCCAGTTCCCAGCCGTCGCGGGCCAGCGGAGGCAATGGGGGCCATTCGGTGATCGGTACCGGTGGCAGGATCACTGAGCCGACCCGTCCGGCCCACCGCCGCGCCGGTCCTGAATCATCTTGGTTGTGGACAGCCCGGCAGTGATCAGACCGGCGCCGATGGTGATCCACTGGAGCGCTTCGGAGCTCTCCAGCTGGTTGACGCCAACGAGGATCGCCACAGCAATGAGAAAGGTGAGAAGGCTGGCGGCATGAATTGCCAACCGTACGTTGTCGTTGGGCATTTCGAGATCCTTTCGAGGGGTGGTGGTTACGCGGCTATGGCGGGGGTGCGGGTGCACCAGTCGCGCACGTGCTGGATGGCCAGACCGAGATAGGTTTGGCCGGGCCACACTTCACGGAATTCGTACTGAATGTGTGGCGCTGTCGGGGGATTGGCGGTGACGAACCGCAGAGCGATGATCGCGGCCTGTGCTGCGGCGGCCGGGCCGGTCAGCTTGTTGACATCGCCCCACCCAAGTAGGCCCTGTAGCCCGCCCATGACCAGCGGCAGGCCGATGGCTGCAATGCCGGCCGGGCCGCCAGAGAGGGCGCCGAATACGGCGGGCAGCTCGATACCCAAGGCCTTGGTGGCGATCTCGGGGATTTTCGGCAGGATGGCGCCAGCGGCCCCGAGTGGATCCGAGAGCTGAAACGCTGTCACCATGTCGAAACAGTCGTCCATGATGTCCCCGACCACGCCGAGGGGAATGTTGCCGTACATATCGCCAGGCTCGGTGAGCCAGCAGTGCCGGTAGTCCTTGACATCGCCGAACCGCCACGATGAAATGCCCTGTCCAGCAAGGACGGGACCGCCGTAGTAGCTGCCACCATACGGACGCGTGGGGTCGCCGATGCTGAATGAGCACAGGTAGTTATCCGGGTAGTGCTCGGCCAGCCAGGCACGGAACTTGGCCGCCGCGACGGCGCCCGCCGAGTACCCGCCGATTACGACCCTGATGTTGGGGTTGATCCGGTAGCGCTCCAGGAATATGCGTTGTGCGTCGGCCACGGCGATGTCCACGGCCTTGGCCATCGAAATGTCGCCCGGACTGCCAGCGGCACCGACCGGCAGACCGCCCATGGTCGCGGCGAACTCGGGGTGTACCTCTTCAACGAGGTTGGCCACGGCCTGCATGACGCGGCTTACGTAGTCCTGGCCGATGATGCCTCCGGTGCCCCGGAACATCAGCCCGAGGTGCCGGTTGGCGGGCGGGGCTGGGGGCGTGATGCCCAGTGCGCGCAGGTCGTTATCGGACACTTCGCCGGTGGGGATCTGGCCGGTGCGGCGCTGGTACTCGGCTGCCCAGGACGCGGCGCGGGGACCGAATTCGTCGGTGTCGCGGGGCAGCGGCCCCAGCAGTCGGGTGTAGAGCGGCCCGTATCGGTCGTTCATCACGGCGCGCCATTGCCGGACGGCCTGGTTGCGGTCGCCGATGCGGATCATTTGGACCACACCTTGTCGCGCAGCGTCATGCCCTTGGATGCCCAGTCAGGGTGTCCCGGTCCGAGTTGTTCGGCGATGTACTCCAGCAGCTCGCGGTCGGAAAGGTCTTGTGGGAAACGTTTCTGCACGGGCGCGGGAGGCTGCGGGGGTGCGTAGATGCCGAGGTATCCGGCGCGCAGCTTGGCGGCGAACGCGTCATTGCGTTTGTCGCCCTCGGGCCAGGCCATTTGGTAGTGCATCTCGTCGGGGCGCGACCAGTCCCGTCCCCAGAAGACGGAGCCCTCGAACAGCGCCAGGCCCTTGCGGACCTTGGCCTGTGTGGCGGCGTTCATCGTGTACTGCTGCCATGGGTATTTGGGTGCCATCACGTCAACAGCGGTGCCCGACAGGTGATTAGAGCCGTCGTTACGACCCGGAGTGCCGAGGACATCGTTAGTGGCAGACCACCCCCACACGGGGGAGGTGATCTCTTCGACGTTGCGGTCATACCAGTACAGCCAGGCGCCGAGGATGGTCAGCGGAGCGCCCTTGCGCAGCGGTGCGGTATCGACGAGGTACAGCTCGGGTATGCGCACGATGTCGCATTCATCCCGATTGCAGCACCGCCAGCCGTCCTCGGTATGGGTGTTGCCGTTAACAGTGCGAAAGCTCATCGGGTGTACTCCTTTTCGATACGTGGGTCGATTTCTTGGGCGTAGGACGAAAGCTGGTCGGATGCCCACCAGCCGAGGCGAAATGCGACGCCGAACACTGCGAGGCAGGCAGCGGCCACGGCGAGCAGCTGGCGCATCATTGGCCGCCCTTGTAGCGGGTCTTGGGGGTGATGTCGATGTTTACGGGGCTGGCGCCCACGGTGATTGGGGTATCGAGTGCGCGGCCGCGCAGATAGGTGGAGCCGTTGAAGATGGCGTAGTGACTGACCACCGTGGAGGCCGGTATCTGCAATGTGCCCGCTGATCCGAGTGAGACCGCGTATCCGGCATCTGCGCCCGCACCGTCGGTGGCTGCGGGCCAGGTGGTGTTGAATGAGGCTGGCGTTGAAGCGATCACGTTTGCAGCACTGGTGCCGGTGCCGGGGTCACCGCTGCATGCCTTGATGGTGTTGCCCGCCGCTGCGATCTTGTTGCAGATGTCGATTTGATGCGCTGAGTTGGCGCCCATGCGTCCTCCTTGTTGTGTGATTACTGGTAGGCGCGTGCCCAGGCCCCGCCTGGAGCCCCGGCGCCGCCCTGGTTGCCGTTGAAGGCGTTTCCTGTGCCGCCGTTACCGCCGCCACCGGGCGGGTTTCCTGCGGCCTGGTTGGTGGTCTGCACCGCACCGCCGACGTAGGGCTCGCCGTTGTAGGTGTGGGTGCCCGGCGAGGCGCCGTTGCGGGTGGATCCGAATTGGTCTCCGGTGCCTCCGGTCGCTGACAGTCCGGCCCATCCGGACCCGGCGACCGAGGCGGTGACGGTGCCGCCGCCAGCGCCCTTGTTGCCTTGTGTGCCACCGGGTGTGGCTACCGGGATGACGAATGTGATCGCGGTGGCCGACCAGGGAATGTCCACACCGCGCTCGAGGGTGACGTGCGACCAGTTGCCCGCGTTGCCGCCGCCACCTGTGATGAATCCGGCGAATCCGCCACCGCCGCCGTTGCCGCCGCCGACGAGCACGATGTCGATGTAGCGGCACCAGGACGGGATGTTGTAGGTGATGGTGCCCGGCGCTGAGAACGATTGGGTCTCGGGTGCGTGTGGGCTGAACACTGCGGTGCCGCTGTCGTAGCCGGAGCCGGTGTCGAACCCGGTCAGGTGCGCGAGCAGGGTCGCGTTGTCCTGTCCCTGACCGAGATCACTGCCGGACAGGTGGGCGAGCATTGCTGCGCTGTCGTAGCCGATTGCGCTGTCGGTACCGCTGGCGTAGTACTTGAGCACGGCCGCCGCCGAGTCACCGCCGATACCTGTATCCGTACCCGTGAGACGGGCGAGCAGCGTGGCCGCGTCGAACCCGAGTCCGTCCTCGCGGCCGACCAAGTGGGCCAGCAGTGCAGCACTGTCGGCGCCGGTCGCGGTCTCGGTGGCAAGAAGGTGGGCCAGCAGGGTCGCGGAGTCTGCGCCAATGTTGGTGTCGGTCGCGGTGACGCGCGGCACCCACGACCACGCGCCGTTGCCTGCCGGTGGCGGCACCGCCGGATGGGGCGACCATGCACCGCCCGAGCGGCGCGGTGGGATGCTCGGGTGCGGTGACCAGGACAATTACGGCCCCGCGAACCCCACTCGGGAGACCATGTTTCCACCGTCATCGGTGCCGGTGATTTCAATCCAGTTGGCGGGGTTGGTCTTACCCTCGTGATCTAGTCCACCGCGGATTACCGCGAAAGTGATTCCGGGCAGCTCGGGAATGGTGAATGTGGTGCTCGGCTCGGGCATGGGCGGCGTCTGCGGTGGCGTGGGCGGTTCCTGCCGCAGTTCCGGCGCTGGTGGATCCGGGGTGGGCGAGGGGGCCGGAGGGTCTGTCAGATCCTCGTCGTCATCGACGGTGGCTGGCACTTCGGGTGTGGTCATGGGCGAGTTCTCCTGTGGTGTCAGATGAGTTTTCGGCCGGTGAAGGAGGCCACGCCGAATACTTGGGTGATGGTGCGCGAGACAACGGTTTCCGAGCCGGTGGAGCCGTTGGAGCGCACGTCGTAATCGACGACGATCAGGGCGGGCTGAATCTTGTCGCCCGCGTTGAGCAGGATCTCGAATTCGGCGCCGGGGCCGATAGCGCCGGTGACCTGAACATCGTTGCGGTACAGGCACCAATGCGGGGTCACCGGCCCCTTGGCCGAGTACGGGCGACACGTGGTTGCCAGCTTGTAGAGCCCGGCTTGGTCCACGGTCACCGCGCCTCGGCCAAGGTCGGTGATGGTGGCGCCATTGGCGTAGTCGGTGAAGGTGAAGAACGAAGCCGGTAGCAGGCCCGCTGAGGTGATGGGGTCGGTGTATGTGAAACCCGAAGTGGACGAGCGGGTTAGGCTCCACGCGTTCGACAAGGTGGCACTACCTCCCGAGGCGACGTAATCGGACATGGCGAATGCCGCGATGCGGTAAGAGTCGTAGGTGAACCACGACGTTGCCCGCTGAACACAGAACATGGCGTATCGATAGTCCGGCCCGGCGGCGATGGCGCCTGAGACATCGGTGGCTGAGGTGACCGGCTTGCCGTTCACGCGGACAAAGAAGTTGTTGCCGCTGCAACGGATTTCGATACGGGCGCCCTGTTTGACTGACGAGAGCCCGCCTTGAAAGGTCATCGGCGTGGCGAACGTCCAGCTGGTGCCCGAGCGGGTGAACTTGCCGACACGGACCTCGCCCTCTTTGGCCAGGCAGTAGGCGCCCGTGGTGCGATCGGCGTTGCAGCGAATGAACACCCCGGAGTAGTAGTTTCCGTTTTGGGTGTTGCCGAGCACGAATGAGGCCGACTGCCCGTCCGTGGCATAGGTGTAGTTGGGGCTGGCGAAGTAGTACCCGTCAGGGTTGCCGTTCTTGACGCCCGCATATCCCGAGTCGCCCCTGATGGTGATATCGCCGGGCGTGGGGCCGGTGGTCCAATCTGTCGCATTCAGCGCGGCGCCGTCTGCCCCGGAGAACACGAAACTGTAGCTGTTGCCGTCGCCGGTGTTCTGCTCGGTCTCCTGCTCTTGCAGGGTGGTTTGTGCGGCGATAGCGCTTTTGAGGGCGTCTTGCGACAGGCCCAGCAGCGCCAGTAGCGAGTCCTTGGCCTGATTGATGCGGTCCCCGATAGCGCCCGTGGTGCCGGTGCCCACGCCGTCGGCGCCGTCCTTGACCCCGGACAGGATGTTGCCGAGGTTATCGACAAGATCGTTGACCCGGCTCATGTCGAATGTGCCGACGACATCGGATGTGCTCAAGTGGCCACCGCTGGTGAGCTTCTGAGTCTTGTTCTGATTCAGGCCAAACCATGCGATGAAGTCCTGCACGATATTGTTGATGGGCGTGACCACGTTGCCGTTGACAACATCGCGGATCTGATTGAGAACCGTTTGGATGATCACCAAACCCGAGACTTGAGCCTGCTGAATCAGGCCGACAATCTCGGTCGCGGTGATCTTGCCGTCAGCGGTGATCGCCTGCAAGCGCTCTTCAATGTCGTGCACGCCTGAATTGACCGCTCCCCCAACAGCATCGACCATTTCGCGCAGGTCTTTGACCAACCGAAGGTCCAGCAGGTTGGACGCCCACGCCGAGGCGTTGGAGAACCAGAACGTGCCCGCAGTCGCGCCGCTATCGAGGATGAGCAGCTGCGAGACGTACTTGACTCCGGTGGGTACCGGCCATTTCTCTTGTACTGGAACCCATTGCCAGCCATGATCACCGGAGGGTTGCAAGGTGCCGCGAATGACATCGGCCAGCGGATTGCCTGCCTCATCGAACGGGGTGAACCCGACCTTGACCGGGTTTGATCCTGCGGTGGCGGCCGCGCCGGTCCATTGCGAGGCCGCGCGCAGCTCTAAGGTCTGGCCAGGGAAAACCCGGAAAGGCTCTGAACGCATGACCTGCTGTGTGCCGTTGGCGGTCGCGCGAATTGAGCCGCCCGAGATAAAGCCAGGCATCACTGAATCCCAAGACCAGAATGGGTTGGTTTTCACGCTGTCGGCGGTCAGGAACTCGCCCGCACCGTTGATCAAGTCCTGGATGATGTTGCCGATGCGCGAGATAGCGATGACGCTGTTGTTAAACAGTTCCTCGGCGCCGGTCCGCAGTAGGTCGCCGAGGCTTTCGACGAACTTCTGCGGGCTCGACAGGTCGAGCTGGCTGCGTGAAAGAAACTCCGAGACAAGGTAATCGAAAAACTCATTGGCGGCCGTCAGGTCGATACCCGTGGCGTCCCTGAGCCACTGCGCCCACGTGTCGCGGATCTGCAACATGAAGTCGCGGATGCCCTGACCGGCGTACTCGGCGGCCTCGGTGAGGTCATATCCCAGTAGCCCGGCAAGGGGGTCTTTGTCCGCGACCCGGCGCGGGCGCCGGTCAACCACTCTGGGCATGTCAGCTCACGGGGTAGGCGCGCAGGGCCAGCTGGGACCATTCGGCGTCGATGATGTACGAACCGTTACCGCCGATGCGGCGGGCGATCACATAGACGTTCACCGCCTGGCCGGCCGGGATGCGCCCGACCGCCGAGGTGGGCGACACCGCGCGCATCGGGTCGCCTTCGTGGGAGAAGTGCGGGGCGATGTGCGAGACGGTCGTGGTGTCCAGCGTGGACGGGTCAAATGGCCCCAGCGCGCAGATCGGGGCGTTGCCCGGCACCGACGGTGAGCTGTTCTCCGGCTCGATGCGGACCTCGATCTGTACCTGCGCCGAGGACAAGATGGCGCGGCGCCACCGCACGTGGCCCATCACGTCGGGATACCAGGCTGTCGAGCGTGCCTCGATGGTCAGTTGCGCGATGATCTGCTCGCCCGTGGAGAAGCTGCCGTTTTGGAATGCGCCCTGCGGGATCGTGTACAGCTCGGCGGCGTAGGGAGACATATCACCGGGCTTGAACTTGCCGCTGGTGATGTCAAAGACGATGCCCTGGCCATCGAGCGGGTCGGCGCTGTTGTCGTAGTCCAGCGAGCCCCGGATCGTCGAGTTGTCGCCCTGCGGACCGGGAATGCCGGGGATCTTGAGGTGAAAGTGCGGATCTTCGTCGGTACCGCTGCGGTCCACCACGATCTCGCCGTACGGCCCCGAGACCGGCTGCGGGACGATCTCGGCGGACATCGACAGGTCCGGGGTGGGGCCGGGAGGCCCCTCCAGGCTGCCCTGCTCCTGGCGCCACGCGCTGCCGGTCCAGATGTTCCAGGTGCCGTTGATGTACCAGGCGCGGCCCGCGTCCAGCGTCGTCAGGGTGTTCTCTCCGGCATGCAGCGCCGCGACGCTGGAATAGCCGTGGCCCCACTGCGGACGGATGATGGGCGAGGGGGTGCCCGGCTCGCCCTTTTCGCCCTTGAGCGCGTTGAGCACCACCACGGCATCCTCGGAATCGAGGGTGAACGTGCCGATGGTCTGGGGCGGGTCACCGGGCTTGCGCTGGTAGGCGTAGAACCTCAACAATCCGCGATGATCACCCAGCCAGACTGGGGCACTGGGCAATACGTCAACCACGGCTGTCCTCCTTGTTCGCCTCGTTGAAGGCCTCGGTCATCTTCTGCGCCACCAGACGGCGCACCTCGTCGGGAAGTCGTTGCGTCAGTGCGGTGGCAATCCGCTCGGCCTCGGCCTCGTCCTGTTCGGGATCGATCTCGGGCGCGTCCTCGCGCAGCACCCACTGCACCGAGTCCTCGAATACCGCGTGCTGGTCGGGCTGCTTGATGGCCACGATGTACGCCAGATCCGGATGCACCCGCACACCGGCCAAAACGCCGTGCACGCACCAGAGTTGGAGCATGCTCTCGTCGATCCACAGTGTGGCGCCGTTGGGGGCCTGGCCGTCGCGCAGGGCGTCGGCGAGCTTGCGTGCTTCGTCGGTGATCTCGTCGATCTCAGCGCGCGTGAACTTGCGGTCATAGGGGAACTCGGGAAAGACCAGAGCCTCGGTCACTAGAACATGCCTCCTGCGGATGCGATGGTTGCGGCGAAGTTGGCCACGTCGCCGATGGTGCGGAACGCCCGCAATAGCCCGTCTTCTTCTCGGGTGTCATCGCCCACGAGAAGTGTTGGGCGGCAGGGCTCACCGCGCTTGAGGGTGCGGCGGATGCCCTTGACCTGCTCGGTGTACAGGATCTCGGAACGCTCGACGTTGACCCGGTGCCCCAGCCCGAAATCCTTGTCAATCACGAACGGCGCCACATCGCCCACGTCCTGGTTGAACGAGACATAGGCGCGGTTCTTGTGGTCGCCGTCGGCGATGGCCTGTATCGAGCTGACGGTGTACGCCGATCCGGAGCCCGATGCCATGAACTCGTTGCGGGCATAGGGTCCGGCCTTCGCGGAGGCAAATGGGTTGCGCCACTGCATGAACGGTAAAAACACGTCGTCGAGCTGCCCCTGATAGAGGTTGTCAAGGCCGTTGACACCGTATTGCTGGTAGGCGCCCAGGCCGTAGTTGATCACCTGGGAAAGCTGGGCCAGGCCGTAGCGGATCATGAAGCTGATGGCCTGGTTGAGCCATGCCGGGCTCTTGCCGCCTGTCAGGATGGTGACGGCGCGCCGCTTGTGAATTGACATGGTGGACTTGCGGATACCGCCGTGCTCTGCGTCGCGGTATGTGTAGGGGGAGGGCTTGGGTGCTACGCCGAGCAGCTTGCGGATGAACGGATCGGGGATGCCGTCGCCGTCTTGGTCCAGCGGGATGATCGTCGATGCCAGAAAGTCATCGAGCGTTGCTGCGATGAGGTTCATGGCGCCGTCGATGAGCGTTCCCGTGGGGCCGCCGACGCCGCTGTTGTCCTCGTAGGACAAGATGATGCAGGCCCGCTTGGGTCGGAAGATCTCGGCCAGTTCGGGGCCAAACATGGTGTATGGGGCCGGATCTGTGGGCAGCCACGTGTAGGCGCGGCATGTCACGCCCGCGTCCTTGAGCAGTGGCGCCTGCGCCTCTTGCAGTGACTTCCAGCGCGAGGAGAGCACGCACCACCGCGTCTGGTCCAGTAGCGGCACCATCGGCATAACCTGGATCGGCCAATTCAAGATATGCAGGTTTTCCAGCCATGTCTTGGGGGCGAACAGGTTTCGCGGGATCGGGTGAAATCCGTTGAGAGTGTAGATGCGAAACAGGTTGATAAAAGCCGTACTTGCGCAGGTCCAGGCGGTCGGGCCGCCGTTCATGAAAATCTTGGGCGCCTGCACCTCGGGCGGGAAGATAGGGTTACTAGCCACGGAAATGAACGACGGATGATCCCGAAAGCTAGTGCACTTCAACACTGTTCGTGTTGGTTGTCCGGCCTCCACGATGTCGTCGATGTCATCGATCCAGCCACCCCACCGCGCTTTGTAATCGTGCGGGTTGGTGACATCGGGGTCCACCGTCAGCATCAGGTTCTCGTCATACGGGATGTCCCGCGTGATGAGCTTGCGCAGCCAGGCGAACCGCTGCCCGGCGATGGTGACCTGAGCGCCGCCTACCTTGTCGTCGAGCTCTTCCCAAACCGCCTCTTCGGGGTCGGCGATCTGGCACAACAGACGAAAGTCTTTATCCCACACCCGAAAGAGCGGGACTTGGGGCGGTCTGTTGATGTAGGCGTACCGCTGGGACTCCAGCCGGTCCATCACCGCGCCGGTCATGGCGCTAGGTGGCATGGTCGAACCTTTGCGGTACCACGCACCAGATGCGGCCGCCCGGTCGGGAGTGGTAGACCGGCAGCGAGGCCTCCGACCGCGCCGGGATCGGCACAGAGAAGCCCTGCCCGCGTAGCCGTTCCATGATGGTTTGGCCGCGCTCGCCAGCGTTTCCGGTGATCAGTGAGGCGATCTCGGAGTTGCGGATGAACTGCAACCCGATGTTGTCCACCGGGTCTTTGTCGCTGATGGCAATGCGGTTGCAGGGGTCGGTGTCGATGAGGGTGTGCTCGTCCTCATACAGCGTGAAGTCGATGACCATCTCGGGCTCGCGGTGCCGACGCAGACCGCGCGGGGTGAGCCAGGACAAGCCGAACAGTCCGAGCAGGCCGGGAAAGTCGATGTGGTCCTCGGCGTCCGGGGCGGTGATGACAGCGGCCGGCCCATCGGGCAGCTTGATCCGCCCTGGTGCTTCGCAGATGAAGTACGGCCTGATCGGTACGTCACTGCGATTGACCACACGGATTGAGCCGACCTTTTGCCCGTTGGTCGATTGCCACATGCCCACCCGGTCGGGCCGCCGCCAGCGGGGATCACCGGAGGCCGCCAGCACCAGCTCATGAAGGCTGTAGTTGGTGTCATCGGCGGTCGGGTCGTCCTCGTAGATGGTGTGCACCGAGTCGCGCAGCACCGGCAACCAGACCTCGCCGTACAGGCGTGAGGTGACGGTGAACCACGAGGGGGTATCGACCTTGAGGCCGTCCATGAACCGTCGGCGCGTGCCATACCAGCCGAATGCGTGATCATCGATCAATAGCGCCCGGAATGCGATCTCGTGGCGGCCGTCGATCCACCGCTCGAAGTAGGGGGCGCTGTTGGCGGTCTCGGACCAGACGCCCTTGCCGGGGATCTCCCCGAGCCCGTCAATGGCGCCGTTGATCATGGCGCCCTCGACGCCCGCGTTGGGACCGGACAGGTGCCACACGTTGCCGGTCGTGTCGATGATGCGGCACTCGATGTGCTCGGCGCGCATCCGCTCGGGAAGCGCACCCCAGGAGGTGTCGGCCGGTAGCGCCATCAGAAGCCCGTCGGGATCGCAGCGCCCAGCCGCGTCTGCTGGTCGGGTGCGGCGCGGCGTACCGCCGTGGCGATCTCGTCGGCGCCGGGACCGTTCGCGGTGACCTGGATTGAGGCATCGACGTTGGGCGGTGCGAAACCGGGCAGGTTCAGGCCCGCGATGTTCAGACCGCCCTCGGTGCCGGGGGCGTTGCCCTGGCCGGGCGCGGCGGTACCGCCAGCGGACACCGGGGCAGCCGAGGACGGCTGCCAGTCCGAGCCGGGCATCCAGCCGGGTTGCTGGATGCCGAGCTGCCCGTCGATGGCACCCTGGATCGGCCCCTTGAAGGCCGTCATGAATGAGTCAAACATCTTGAGGGGGCCGAAGTTTGAGATGTCCGGCAGCCATGACCCGTCAAGCCCGAATGTCTCCTTGAGGAACGATCCGAAGATGCCGCCCGCACCGCTGAGGTCACCGCCGCCACCGGCACCGCCAATACCATTGCCGCCCTTGGGTTGCTTCGTCTCGGTGAACTTGCCCCTTTTGGTCTGCTCCAAGTCATCTCGGGCATCGCGGGCTTCACGCTTGGCCTTCTCCAGGTTGTCGCGGGCGGCCATCTGTTCGGACTCCTTGGCCTTCTTGCCCAACTCGGCCACCCGCTGCTCGGCGCGCTTCACTCGGTCATCGGCGTCGGCCACCTTCTGCTCGGCGTCGCGCACCTTGCGCGGATCACTCTGGTAGTAGCCCGCTTCACCGTTGGGGCCAACGCCAGCAGTCGCACCAGCGGGGATGCCGCCACCGGCACCGCCGCCCGCCGACAGCGGAGCGGCCGCGCCCGCACCGCCGGAGAGCGCCGCCGTCGGCACAGCAGTCGGGGCCGCACCCACGCCGCGCCCCTTGCCCAGGATCACATGCAGGTGATCCATGTGGTTCTGCGTCGGGGTGCCGCGATCGGGCATGCCGGTCCCGGTGGCGAAGCTGCCGCCGTATCCGTATGAGGTTTGGCGCCAGATGATCCCGTTCACGTCGAGCGTGGAGGCGTTCTTTTGCAAGAAGGCCAGCACGCTATTGCCCAGCGCCATACCCTCGGGCGAGTTGTAGTCGGGGATCATGACATCGATGGCGTTGCCCGTGCTGTGTTCGCCGTAGCCATCTTCGGAGCGGCGGCCACCAATGCGAGTGATCTTGGGCCACATCTGCATGATGGTGGTGCGCAGAAAGTCCGCGCCGGGGTTCAGTCCCTCGGCATAGCGGGGCAGGCCGCCGTCAATGAGCATCGCGCGCAGGTACTCTGCCGAGGGCACCCATCCGGCATTGAGGGCCGCGACGATGGCGGCGCCGTTTCCGCGCATCGCCGCGGCCTTGACCACACCCTCATCGGTGGACACCAAAGCTGTTGGGTACCCGCGTGTATCAACGCCGATGATCGAGTCGCTGGTGCCGTTGCCCGGCCCCCAGAGGCGCCCTGCGGTGGTACGCCCGGCAACCCCGCCAGCGGCCAGCATCGGCAGCGAGGGGATGGGCGCGATGCTCTCGCCGCGACGCGGGACACCAGGGATATCCGGCATGGTGAACGTCAGCTTTGCGGCCATGGCGTTCCACATCATGATCAGCCCGTTCACCATCGACTTGAACGAGTCTTTGATGCTGTCCCACATGCCAATTGCCTTCTCCTTGATGGCAGATGGCAGATTGGAGAAGAAATCGACCATGGCGTTGAACTTGTCGCGGATGCCGGTCCATACCCCTTCGGCGGTGTCCACCAGGCCGCGCCAGCCAGCGGCGATACCGTCCCAAACGCGTTGCAGGAAAGGCCACGCGGTGTTGGTGAACCAATCAACGACCGCTGAGGCGGCCTCCTTGATGCCTTTCCAGGCCGCATCGACGATGCGCCGGAACGTCTCAGAATGCTTGTAGGCGTAGATCAATCCGGCTGCAAGAGCAGCGATTCCGATGACAATAAGGCTGATTGGGTTGGCCGACATCGCGGCATTGAGTAGCCACTGTGCGATCGTCCACGCTTTGGTGGCCGCGACAAGGGCGTAGTACCCGGCCGTCGTCGCGCCGGAGACCACCATTGCGGCGGCCGCCGATGCCGCCGAGACCGCCATGGCCGCCAGCGCGGGCGCGAGCAGGGTGGTCAGGATGACCGCCAGGCCCCCGGCCAGCTCCTTGTTCTCGTTGAAGAACCGCCCGACCGCGATACCTGCTGTCACAACGCCGGTAACGGTGTCCAGCAGCGTGGAGAACGCGCCCTTGACCAGATCGATGACGCCCGATTGGTCGATCTCCTTGAAAAAGTCCTTGACGTAGGGGACGGCCGCCTTAAATCCGTCCTCGGCCTTGCCGATACCCTCGGCAAGCCGGTCGGCCCACTGTTGGGCCGGACCGCTGATCACGTCGTAGAGCGCCAGCGAGAACGACTCGACCGCATTGCCGATACGCTCCACCGCACCGGGCAGACCCTTGGTGCGTGCGGCGGCCACGTCGGCAGCAGCCCCCGAGCGGTCCATGGCCGTGGCCATCTTGTTGAATCCGTCGGCGCCCTCCTTGGCGCCGATACCCGCCAGGCGGGCCGCATCCGAGCCGAACGCTATGGCGGCGTTCTCCTGGAACATCTGCGGGGTCAGCCGCTTGGAGGCCTCCTGGAGCTGACCCATGAGCGCGGCGAGCCCAACGAAATTGCCTTGGGCGTCGTAGGCCTGCACCCCGAGGGCATCGAGGGCAGCTGATGCCTGATCGGACGGTGCGGCCAGGTGCAGCAGCGCGGACTTGAGCAACGTACCGGCATCGGAGGACTTAATGCCGTTGTTGGCCAGCAGCGCCAGCGTCGCGGCGGTGTCCTTGGCGCTGATCCCGAACTGGTTGGCCACCGCCGACCCCGCCTGGAGCCCATAGGCGATATCGGTGATCTCGGCACTGGATGCGTTGGCGGCGTTGGCCAAAATGTCGGACATCTTGCCCGCGTAGTCGGCACTCAGACCAAAGGAGTTCAGGGCGTTGGACTGGATGGTGGCGGCCTCGGCGGCGGAGATACCGGCAGCGGCCGCCAGCTGGAGCGTGCCCTTGGCAGCATCCATCGACTGCTGAACATCGAACCCGCCCTTGGCCAGTTCGGTCATGGCGGCAGCGGCGTCGTTGGCCGAGGTGCCCGGCAAGCTGATGTCATTGCCCAGCTCACGTGCCCGCGCGCCCACCTGCGCCATCTGCTCGGCGGTGCCGCCCGATACCGCCGCCATGGTGTTCATCGACCGCGTGTAGTCCAGCCCCACAGTGAGCGCTTTGGTCAAGGTGGTGGTCACGGCGGCCACCCCGCCGACGAGGCCGGCCGCGCCCGCCAAGCTCCCGGTTAGGCTGCGCGCACCCGATGCCGCCGCGCCGAGCGCATTGCCGGTGGCGCCGCTGACGCGAGAGAGAAGACCGAACTTGACCGCCGCGCCCTCGGCGGCATCCCCGGCATCCTTTTGGGCCTTGGCGAGGTTGACTTGAGCGTTGCGCAGCGCGCCCGTGGCGTTGGTGTGCGCGTTCTCGGCCTGCGTGAGGTTGCGCTGCGCGGCGGCCACCTTCTCCTCGGCCGCCGCCAGCCGCCCGGCGTCGGTGACGCCCTTGTCGCGCAACGCTTGTAGCTGGGCCTCGGCCACCTTGACCTTGCCGGTTTGGTCCTCAATCTTCTTCAACGCCGTGGCGACTTTGGCGCTGGACGATTCGACCTTGCCCTTGGCCTGCTCGACGCCAGCGGCGATGGCCGCCCCCGCATCCACACCAGCCTTGGTGCCCGCCGCCTTCAGGGGTATCCCGAGCTTGCTGGCGATCTCCTTAGTGATGTTCTCGAACGACAGCGCCACCGGGAGCATGGCGTACCCGATGTTGGTCTTATCGGCCATCATTGACCCCCTCTGGCGTTGCGTTTGGCTCTGGCGATGTCATCGGCCACAGATCGGCTGTTGTGCGCCCGCGCGCGTTTGCGGGCTGACTCGCGCCGTTTCTCCCGGCGCTCGATGGCTTGCTTCTGCGCTTGGGCCTGCTCGCCGTTGCGGTCGTACTGGTGTCCGGTCCAGGCGGTCACCATGTCGGCCATCAGGTGAGCGTGTAGGTCCCACGCTGATTTGCCGTTGGAAAAGTGCAGGGACAGAGCCGATGTGGCGGGTAGGTGGGTCACGCGAACATGGATCATACGCAGCGTGAGCCGCCGTATCCCCTCGGAGTCCCGACGCCAGCGGTCCCGGTAGTCGATGTGATGGAACGTCGAAAGGTCGGACTCGACGAGATCGCAGTGGAACCGGAGCAGGGCCAGAAACCCGCGCAGTGCAACACATGTCGGAGGCACTGCGCGGATCACTGGCGCAACTAGTTTCCCAACGCTGCGGTGAATCCGGACGCTTCGGCGATGGCATCGGAGAGCGCCCGCAGATCCTTGACGGTGTTGTGCCGCGCCTTGAACGCGCCGTACTGTGCCGGTCCGAGCACGCTGCGCAGCAGCGTGGACGGCAATCCCCGCTCGGCCGCCTCCAGCGCCTCAATCGGCCAATCATCCACCGTGGCAGGCACTTCGTAGGCGTGGCCGCCGTAGGTGACCTGCTGAGTCTCGATGCCCTTCGCCTCGGCCTCGGCCGGACTTGTTGTCTGCTTTGCCATTTCAGATTCTCCCTCGGCTCCCCGGCATTGACAGGTGAAGCCACCCCGCGCCGGGCCGAGGGAAACGGCGCGGGGTGACGGCTGTGGTTACTTGGAACCCTTTGCAGTGCTGCGGGCTTCGTTCTTCGGCGGGTCCTCGCCTTCGGCCTCGGCTTCGGTGTCGGCCTTGGCGGCGGCGTTGATGGCCCGCGCCCGTTCGCCGCCCGATTCGACGACCTCGGGCTCGACCTCGCCAACGAGCTTGGCCTCCTTGCGGGCAATGAGCACCTTGGCTGAGTTCTCATCGACCGCGATCACCGCGCCAGCGGGGAAATGCTCTGTTTCCTTGATCAGCTCCACTCGGATCATGGCTATGCCGCCGACTTCTGGAGCGCGAACAGCTCCTTGTTGCTATTGGGGAAGATGCGGGCGGTGAACCCGTATCCATCTGCGGCGCCTTCCTTTTCGTTGGCGTTGGGCGCCCAGATGCGCGAACGCAGCTTGGAGATGTAGCGCGTGGTGTGACCGAGATCGTCAACCAGCTGGAACGCGATAAAGCGGCTGGCGGGCTTGGGGACCACGATTGCCGTGTCCGTCGAACCGGGCCAGATGAGCGATGTGGTGGTCTCGTTGTCCTCCAGGGCGGTGAACTTGCGTTCCACCTTGAGGTTCTTGCTGGCCACCTTGACCACGCCGTAACCCCATGCGGTGATGTCGGTTTCGTTCCACTCGCGGGTGTTCTCGAAACCGTTGTCGCCGTTCAGCAGGCCAACGTACTTCCACAGCGCGGGCCACGGGTCGGTGATCGTTGCCGGGAGGCTGTTGGTGGTCGCGGGCGAGGTGATGTCGTACGGACTGTCCGTGCCTGTATAGATCAGCACATCAGCGCCGTCCCACAGCTTCACGTTGTCGGCATTGCCGGCCATTGTGATTCTCCTTCTTGTCGAGTCCGGGCGACGGCGCGCACGGACAAACACCGACAACCCCTGTGGTGGTCGGTGAAACTTGTTGCGGTCCTGGGCCGCCTACTTGGTAGCGATGTGAATTCCGGCGCTGGCAGCCGCGCGGGAGAGCACGCCGTCGGCGGCCTGGTCGAACGCGTGGACCTTGACGGCAGCCACAGCGCGGTCGGTGGTGTACTCGACGACCTCGGCCTCGATGCCGGTCGCGGCCGCGATGTCGTTGGCAACCGATGTGACAACGGCCTGTGCGGCTGCGCCTTTGGCCAGCTCGGCGATGGCCTTCTTGTTGAGCTTGAACGTCGGGGTCTTGGTCATCAGATCTGCCTGGCTCGTGCTTGGACATTGACCAGCGTGGAGGCGAGCACCGCCCCGGTCTTGGGGTCTCGGGACTCCAAGACCGGGCCGACGCCGTGGACCTTGATGCCCGGCAGGCGGGCGGTGGACAGGTGGCCCGCCGCTATGCGGGCGAGTTCATCGACGGCGGTACGGACTCGTCCGCGCGCGGTGATGCGAATGACGTGATAGGACCGCACGATCTGCCCGGACCAGGCCACAACGACGGGGCCGCCGTCGTCGGCAAGCACGATGACCGGCGCCTCATCGGGTGTCCATTCGTCGGGTACTGCGTCGGCCACGGCCACGCCGGAGAACTTCGGGGCCAGCCACGCGCGCAGCAGCGGCGCGGGGGCGGCCTGTACATGCATCAGGTGCCCTTGCCGGTCGCGGAGTGGCACAGGACGGCGATGCCGCCCCGGCCACGTGAGTTCCATTCCTGCATGCGGCCAAGGCATTTGCGGTTGCGCACCTCGATGCGGAAGGGCTTGGCCAGCAAGGTTGCGGTCGCTGTCCAGGTGCCGTCCGTGCCCCGGTGGCGCAACGGCAGGTAGGTGGTGAATTCCACCGAGTCGAGGTCGCCGCCAATCCCGAACCGCAACAGCGTGTTACCGGGCGCCACCTCGTAGGCCAACAGGCGCAGCGGTGCGCCGTCGGGCAGCTGGTCGCCGGTAATGGGGTCCTTGCCGCCAAGCGGGGTGACCGTCACCCACTCGGTCACGGCGTGGGCTCAAGTCGGTAGAGGTCGAACGTGGCGCGTTCGGCGTCGCTGAATTGTGAGTGAGCGCTCGACGACGACGTAGTTGCCCCGTACTGGAACGGGCCGATGCCGATGAACGGGCCACCGCCGATCATGGTTGATACCCGGTCAACCATGGACAAGATGGCGTCTTGCCAGTTCGCGGCCTCGTCTTCGGCGTACCCGTGGGTCATCTTGACGCTCAACGCGCCGAGCTCGTGCGTCCACCACGGCGGGCCGGGTGCGATTCCGGGCCTCTTGCGGACCATGCCCTGCCGTGAGATCTCGAGTTGGGCAGGGGAGTAGACCGTCTCATCGGTGGCCCCGCCGTAGCGTGCGCTGCGTTCGCGGATCTCGGCGAGCGAGATGAGCTTGAGGGTGGGCAGCATCAGCGTGTTGCCGCCCGGCCCGTCAAGTTCCACCGTGTCGTCGGTCTTGACCGGCGTCACGTGCCATCCGCAGTAGGCGCGAGCGGCGGCCAGTGCCGCCCGCAGAAGGCGGCCAGTCTCCGGATCATCGGCGACCAGCCGCCCCTGCGTGTACTGCGCGACGGCAGCCTCGTCCAGCTCGGGCATTAGGCCTCGGCGCTGCCCTTGTGGGCGGGAGCCTTCGGCGCGGCTTTGTTGGCCGGTGCCTTGGCCTGCTTCTGGCCGCCAGCATCCCCGCCGTCGGCCTTGTCGCCGTCGCCAGCATCGTCCTCGGCGTCAGCCTCGGTGTCAGCCTTGGTGTGCGGGATCAAGCCGCGCGCCTTGGCGTCCTCGTCGGAGAGCTGGATCGTGGTTGTGCGGCCCCAGGGGTCGCCGGTGGCCACTTCGTACTCGCGCAGAGTCATCAGGCCACCGCCGTCTTGCAGAAGGCGGGCGGGCGGGTGACACCGAACGCGTTGCGCTCCTCGGCCAGCACCGCCACCAGGTTGCGGATGAAGAAGTCCGCGTGCGAGTCGGTCATGGTGATGCTGGTCTGCTCGCGGTCCCAGATGACGGCCTTGGAGAAGTCGCCGGGCAGTGCGTGCGTGTCGGGCATGATCTCCGAATCGACGACCGGCAGACCCCACAAGGTGGTCACTCCGGTGTTGAACGGTCCGGCGTAGTAGTACCGGCCCATCTCGTCCTTGGTGAGCTCGATCTGCTCCTTGACTGCCGGAGAGACCAGGATCGCGTTCGGCTGTACGCGGCCCACGGTGCGCAGCTTCGTGATCGCCTTGCGCAGGGAGGTGAAGATGTCGGTCGTGAACGCCTGCGTCTGGATGCCGGAGGTGTTCAGGATGCCGGTGTGGTTCTCACCCACACCGTTGCCGTTGAGGAACTGGTTGTCCTCGGCCTCGGCGATATCGAGCTGGAGCTCATCGTTGATCAGGCCCTCCAGCTGCGCCACATCGGCAAGTGCCCGCTTGGAGACCGGCACCCACTCGGCGATGGTCTTGACCGTGGCCTGCTTGACCTCGAACGCCCACGAGCCCTCGGGCTTGTAGCCGCCGTTTGGATCGGTCACCAGTGGGCCGGCCGAACCGGGCGCCGTGGGCGCCGCCGCGCTGCTGGCCTCGGGAACCGGAGCGGCGTTGTTGGTGTGGCTGGTCTCGCGCACGTACTCCACCACATCGGAGGTGGTGCGACGCTTGGCGCACAGATCGCGCAGACGCAACGGCCGACGGCCCAGCATCTCCACAATGTCGGTGCGGTCCGGGACGATGAACGCGCCAGCGCTGGTGCGGGACTGACCCACGAACAACGACTTGAGCGAGATCGCGTCAGACTGGATCTTGGCGCGGTCCGGGATGCGGAACTCGCCGTTGCCGGTCTTGAATCGATCCATCATCGCCTTGAACTCCGGCGACTGGATCACAGTCGTACCGAGGCTCAAATTGAGCTCGGCATGGCCGCCCTTGGTTTCCGGAACACCGATGTTGTCGGCAAAGGTCTTGGCCTCGGCCAAGATTGCCTCATCAGCCTTGACGGCCTTGATGGCTTCCAAGATGTCCTTGGCGGCCGCCACGGCGGTGTTGTACTCGACCTGCTCGTTGTCCTTGAAGTCGCGGCCACCTTCGGCCTCGGCCTTCTCTGCGATGTCGCGCGCCGTCTTCAGTGCCGCGTCGGCGCGCTCCTTGAGCTGCAACAGTCGTGCAGACATGTGAATCTCCTTCTGATTCTTTGGATTTAGATCGCGCTGGCCAGTTCCAGCTCGATCAACTTGTGCGCCGAGGATGCGACGGACGACTTGCGGTTGGCCTGAACGGGCGCCGCTTCGGGCGCTGGCTCAGACGGGCCGGATTCGCTGGCCTTGTCCTCGTCAGGTGTGCTGCCAAGAGCGCAGAGCACACGGCTGATCGCCTGGTGTGCGTCTCGTAGTTCGCTCTCGTTTTTGGCCGACAGCACGCGGCCAGCCTTGGTGTCCGCTGCGATTTCGCGTGCCTTGACGGCAAGGATCTCGGTGTCCTGGTTGGCGCCGATGGTCACCACCGACACCTCATAGAGCTTGAGTTCACGCAGCTCGTAAAACGATTCGGTGGGCACCGTGCCGTCCTCGCCGACGGGCTCGCCAGCCTTGGGCCGCTCGGCCATGCCGCCATCGAGAATGTCGTAGGCGAACGACATCTGATTGACGCGGCGGCCCTTGAGCATCTTGTACACCTGCAACCCCTTGGGATTGGAGGTGTCGATCTGTGCGGTAACGAGCAGTCCGTGCTCGTCCTCCACCGCGGACTCGACGTGCCCGATGTTGTAGTCCGGATCGGACATGTTGTGCCCAAACAGAAGCGGTATCGGACTGCCCGACTTCGCCCACTCGGCAAGGGAGTTGGCGAATGCGCCCTTGACTACCACGTCGCCGTAGCTGTCGATGTTGCCGAATACGCTGGCGTACGCGGTGAACTGACCTTCAGCGAGCCCGTCGTCGGGTCCGGCCTTGATCTGTATGTTCGCCATTTTGGTGCGCATGGGTGGTACTCCCTTACTCGTCGTCGTCGAGTTCGTCGGTGGCTTCGTTGTCAGCCGGTTGCTCCGGGGCCTGGTCGTCAGCCGGTATCGGATTCTGGTCACCGTTCTGAGTGAGGTACAGGGGCTTGATCAGGTCGTCGCCACCCTCCACGGGTGGCCGATTGTCCAGGGCGCGTGCCTCATTGATGGTCAGCCAGGGTCCGCCGACGGCGGTCTGCATGATCCCGGCGCGGTCCTTGAAATTGCCCGTCAGCTTCTCGCGCAGGTTGAACTCACAGAAGAATCGCTCTGGCGTCACAGGCTCCAGCTCGGGGAGCAGCTGCAGATCGATCTCGTCCTCGATCTGTTCGAGCAGAGGGCCGAGGGTGTCTTGGTACAACATGGCGTGCTGCTCGGTGATGTTGGCGAACGTGGCCCGGTCCAAAATGCCGATCATGGGCGGCGGGATGAAGTAGGACCGGCATACCTCTTCGTCGGTGAGCTTGCGGCCCTCGATGTACTGCAAGTCTTTCGCGGTCTGGCTGGCCTGAACGAACGTCATGCCGTCCTCCAGCACTGGGGTGCCACCTGCCTGGCTGGCGTCGGCTCCCGCGTACTGAGAACGCCACGACTCCTTGAACTTCGCGCGAGCCTCCTTGGTCCACGCGGGCGCCTCCTTGGGCCGAGAAAGGTATCCGGACATGCGGGCGCCGTTGCGCATGATCTGGTCGCGCATGTCGCTGGCCGACCACTCTTCGCGCAGGATTTGACGCAGCGACTCCAGCGGCGAAATGCCGATGTCGTAGATGCCGCCATAGCCACGGACATAGAACACGTCATCAGCGGGGATGACTTCACCGGCACTGCCAGCGGGACCGGCGAGCTTGAACGCCGTGGGCGATAGGCCCGGCGAGTTGTAGTTGTCCGGGGTCACCAGCCGGGGCGGTAGGTGCTGGAGGCCAACCAATTTGGATCCAACACGCAGCTTGCGCCAATAGGCAACGTCGTAGATGCCCAGATCATGGATGAGCGTTGACTTGAACCGATACGGCGTCATCTTGGGGTTGGGCCGGTACAGCAGTTTGGCCAGGGGATGCTCGAACACCTTGGCCCGCTCGGCCTCTGACTGGCGCTCGAATACCCCAATGCCGAGCTGTGCGATGTTGCGCGCCAGGAACGACACCACGCGCCGCACCGAGGGTTGTAGGCGCCAGATCTCGAAATACTCCAGTGATAGGAACGGCGAGATGTCGATGCGCTGCTGGATCGGGGAGTACCGAGACCATGGCGTACCGATGGGGATCGGGGTACCGCCGCTAACCGTGATGCCCATCAGGGGACCTGTACGTAGTCCACGTTGCCGGAGTCGATGATGATCTCGCCATCAGCCGGTATCCATTCCTGGCCAGGCTCGTACACGCTGGCCGCGCGCAAAATCAGCTTGGGGCCAGCCTCTTTCACGAGGACACCACGAATTGTGCTACCAGAGTGCAGGTTCCATACTGCCTCGCGCCCTCGTGCGGGATGCTTGCGCTTAAACAATCATCAGCTCCTCGTCCTCATAGGCCGAACGGCTCTCCGGTTCAAGTGTTTCCAGTCCCCATACCGCGCCGATGACGGCTTGCAGTGGTGCGGCGTCGGTGGGCGATTTGGCTCGGTCGATGACCCACGCACCTTGCGCGAGTACTTTGATGGCGGCACTGGTGGCCGCCGCATCGAGGCCGGGATGTTCCAGGTGGCGCAGGGTGCGCTCGTTCATGTGGTCCCAGACCTTGCCGGTGGCGATGCCCAGATCAGCGCCGCCCCACTCGATCACGTTCAGGCCTTCGGCCTTGGCGTCCTCGATCAGCGATGTGACGGGGGCACCGTTGGATTGCATGACCACGGCGGCGAAACCGTCCTGGTGTTCGACCAGCCAGGGGATCACCCAATCGGTTCCGGAGCGGTCGGCGCTTATGCCGGCCACCGGCTTGCCGTCATCGTCTAGGCCTACCCGCGCGACATAGGCGTGGGTGCGTGACCAGGAAACGTCCACGCACACAACCCGAGGACTGCCCTCGGCGGGACGTGCCGTGTTGTCCAGCGTGTCGGCCCACGAACTCTCGGGGAACGGTCCGGCGTCGGACATCGAGACCCACCGGCACAGCACCTCGGTCTCGAACATGTGCGGCGGGTTGCCCCGCAGTGCCCCGGCGATGGCCCGCTCGGTGACGCAATCCTCGGTGATTTCAGTGTGATTCATCGAGGGGTTGGCCTGTGCCCATGCTTGCCGGTCGGTGCGCTTGGCCTTGGGGGGTGCTGACCATTCAAACCAGCCGGTCATTTCCTCGTCGGCGTGCTCGGCGAGGTATTCCTCCATCTCGGCGTCGAGCTCGCCGAGTACGGCCGCGTCCGCATCGCCGTCGGGCCACCCGAGCGCCTGGTGTGCCGTGGTGCGCAGCCAGCGCAGAACGATGGACATCGCGTCTCCAGCGTTGGAGAACGCCCACGCCTGACCACGGGGACGGGCGTTCATCGCGTTGGTGACGGCCGCCCACGATTCCCAGTTGGTGTGCTCGCGCAGCTCGTCGAGCAGAATCAAGTCGCCGGAGAAACCGCGACCGCCGCGACGGGTGGCAGCGGCCACCTGATAGTCGCGGAACCATGGGGTCTCGTCAGTCTTGGCCAGCCGCAACATCTTCGGGTGGCCTCGGTCCACCTTCTCGATGAAGTGCGCCAGTTCCTCGTCGCCCTCGGCCCACTGCACGGCCTCGTCCCATGCCTTCTCGGCGCGGGCGAGATCCTGCGCGGTGCCGATGACCATCTTGGAATCGAGCGCGTACAGGTGCCACAGCGCCAGCACGAGCAGAATCAGCGACTTGCCGTTTTGCCGGGCCACCTCGACGATGACGAACCGGAATCGGTAGGTGCCGTCCTCGTTGAGCTCCAGCGCGTGAATGAGCAGCCACTCTTGCCACGGGAACAACCGCAGCCCGAGCAGCTGCTCGGCGAACGCGATGCACGCGAACCCGTGCGAGGTCTGCGCGGTCAACTCACGGCGCGGCGGGGTGAAGATGCGCGGCTCGGTGCATCCGAGGATGCGCTCTGCGCACGCGGTGCTCAACCCGTGGCCTCGCCGGTTCCGGTCTGGCGGGTCATCGCCCGCACAGCGGCGAGCTTGCCCTTGCCGACACTGCCGCTCTTGCGCAGCTTGTCCATCAGTTCGGAGAGCTGCCGGGCCGCCGAGGGGTGCTGCGCGATGGCCAGCTGGTTGTCGAGTACTCGCGCCAGCGCGTACGCCGTGGCCACCAGGCCGGGCCGCGACGCGGCGACCCCGAGTGTGTCGATCTCAGCTATCACGCCCTGCTGTACGTCGCCGATCACCGGGGCTCGCGGCACGCTCTGCTCGCCACCGGCGTTTGCTGGCATCGACCGCACGGACGCTAATTTGCGTCCGGACTGTTCCGCGCCCTTCTTGCGCTGCCGCAGCTCCTTGCGGTACTCCGAATTGGCGAGTTTGCACTGGTCACAGCGACAACCAGCCAGGTATCGGGTGCGATTGTGTACGTCAGGCATGGGACACGCCTCCTGTACAGCGGTCGCGGGATATGTTCAGGTCCAACGGCGTTTGCGAAAAGGGAGCCTTACCGCGGAGTCGCCTGCCAGCTCGTTTGCAGAGAATCGAACCCCCCTCCCTACCAGGGGTTTTGAATCCGCCAGCTAACTCTTTGGCCTGCGGTTATGCGCTCTGCAAACACCGCTCACCAGTCGGGTTGAACCCATCGCCGCTGCTCAGGCGGTGTGTCCTGCCGTGCTCGGTTGCACCGGCAGTGAGAAGGCCGAAGGTTGGTCATGTCGTAGGCGAGGTGAGGATGGCTCTCGACGGGTTGGTAGTGGTCGGGCTCGAACGCCTCGGGGGTTTGTGGCGCGGCGGCGTAGTCGATGGGCTGACGACACAGCCAGCACACCGCGCGGGTGGCCTTGCACCGCTGCCGGAACTCACGCTTGACCTTGCGCTCAAGACTGCCGTTGCGCAGGTTGCTCATGTGGTCCTATCGCGCCACTTCAGGCAGCGGCGATATCCCGCTTTCGGTGGCATGATCGGCACAACGCCTGATAGTGGCCTAGATCTAGGCTGTATTTGGCGATGGCCAACCTTTCGGTCATGCCTATCAGCTCATCTGGATCTTCGTGGTCATAGCTGTAATCGGAGGCCTGTCTCCCACACTCGGCACACTCATGCTCCCGAGCGGTCCCCCGCAGCGCCCGCAGCCGACCGTGTACCGACTCGTATCCGATCTCGCCGTCGAGCATCCAGAAGCCAATACCCTCAATGTCCCAGGATGACTCGATCAGCTTCCGAAGGTGCGCTCCACAGACGCCGTTCTCAGATCGCCGGAAGCCGCAACCGGAGATGACGCATTTAGTCCTTGGGCTTAGGTATGCCATGCAACCCTCCTGTCATCAAACAGACTGTTCAGGCTGTAAATGGGCATAGTTGCCCCATGGCATGTTGAGCGCCATTTTGCCACACGCTCGCATCATCGCTGGTCAGGCACGCTTTGCGTGTCGCGGTCGCTGTGCACGCACTCGCCGGACATCGCCAATGCGAACCATCTGGTGACCGTGGGTGTCATGGCCGCGAACCGGCACATGCCCGTTTTGGATCCACCGTTCGATGGTGCGCTGCGGTACGTGCTCATCGAGGCGGGGCAGCACCACGTCCACCAGCTCGCGCACGGTGGCGTTGCGGTCGTCGAGCTCGCCGAGGTTGTGCGCCAGCACGTCGGCGACCACGTGCCCGACACCGCACCGTGGGCACACGATCTGGTTGGTCTGGTGCGGCGCGGTGAGCGCATATCCGCATCGGGTCGTCCTGTCGCCCTGCTCGGTTCGTTCCTTGAGGACAGCCTCGGGTGCGGGGTCGGTGATGCACGGCCCGATGGTCATCGGCTCCGGCGGGCGATTGACCACACGGGTGGCAGAGCGGAACACGCGCTCGATCTCATCGCAGATCTCGGCGGCGTTCTCTTGCAGGGCCACGTCGCCAGCGTGCCGGTACAGCCATTTGGCCATGCGCGCCAGGGTGGTCACCGGCAGTGTGTCCTCGCCGCGCTTGCCGGTGTACGTCGCCTGCAAGGTGGCCGCCGACGGCTCGGGTGCGCGCAACTCCGGTGCCCCGTCGCAGTCGTCGCACAGGGCGCCGGTCGCGGACGTAGGCAGCGCGACATAGCAGCGGGCGCAGGCATCCGGCAATGCGGCGGTCGTTGCATCGGGCACGTAGGCCTGTGCGGGCTCGGGATCGTTGGCGGGCGCGGGGTTTGGCTGCGTGCGGAACTCGGGTACTTGCAGCCCGCGCGTCTCGCACATGTCGCGGATGGTCGTCGAGAGCGCGTTGCCGATGCGGTCCAGCTCGTCGCTGGCGTGCCCGTTGGCCCGACCGAGCGCCAGCGCATGCCATAGGGCGGCCTGGTATCGCTCCTGCTGGTCTTTCTCGGTTGGTGCGCTGTCCTTGTCGCGGGGGAACGGCTCGACGTGACTCACGAGGGTGTCGTCGCCGTGCAGCACCCGACGGCGCCCGCCGCGACCACTGGGGCTGAGTCTGGCTTGCCCGACGGCGGTCTCGGTGAGCCGGTCCAGCCACCAGGGCAGCGCGCGCAGCCGGTCGCGCAGCTCGCTCACGCACGCCTTGCACACGAACAGCTCGGTAGCGCGGTCGCAGCGCTTGCACTTGGTCATTCGGTGAAGCTCCTTGCTATCTGGTCGAATTGGGCATCGATGTCCCGCTGTTCGTAGTGGTCAAGGAGTGCGCGCTGCCAGGGCTGCACCGCCAGCCCGAGGTCTAGGCACATCTGCCATATGCGCCCTGCGTCGCCGTGCTTCATTGGCCGGCCTTCTTGGGTAGTGCGCAGATCGAGGCACCGGGCACTGGTCGCACGTGGCCGTCACAGGCGGCACATCGGCGGTTTCCGTTGGCGTCGTAGTAGTGCCACAGGTTGTGTCGGCAGCGACGTACTTTCAGCACCCGCCCATCGATGTCGCGCTCGCTCATCGCGCACACCCGGCAGCGAACGCGGCGAATGCCTCTGTGCTGGTCTCGAAATAGCACCACGGCTCGCACTCGTCGAGTGTGTGTTGCTTGCAGATGGTCCAGCGAGTCCATCCGTCGGTGCGCTTGTGGATGCGCCAGGGCGCGGGTGGGCGAGCTGGCTTGCGCGGCTCGTCGTGTACCGCGCCGTCGTACCAGTAGCCCTCGGCCAGCGTGCCGTCGTCGAGCAGCACGGCCACGCGCCCGCCCTCTTCCAGTCCGGGGCAGGTAAACCACTCGGGGTCCGTTTTCTGGGTCATCGTGTCTCCGATCGCATATCGATTCTTGGGGCTGAGTTGAACGCTGACGGGATTTCAGGGGGTTGGTGACTATCCGGTCGCGGCGCGGGGATTTTCGAGCGCTGCGCGGGCTCTGGCGGCCCCGGCTTTGGCGGTGGCCGAGCGGTCGACGTGATCGCAGACGGAGAGGCCGTTGTAGCCGTCCTGGTCGCACAGGCGGCACGCGGCGATGGCCTGGCGCTTGGCATCTCGCTCGCCCCGGTGTTGTGCGCGCTGCTCGGCGACGGCGAGAGCCGTGTCGTCTGCGGCCCACTGGGAGTACTGCTCCCGGTAGCGCTGGCAGGCGCGGCACGGGTCCTCGGTGCCGCCAGGATGCTTGGGGCAGAACTCGGGGGGCGGCGCGCAGCGCTCCCCAACTTGAGTACTTACCAACGTAAGTTCCCTTACCCCTACCCTTACCCTTTCCCTAGAGGGTTCGGGCAGGGTGCCGTCAGGGTTCACGGTTCCGGCAGGGTTCTCGCACCCTTCTGGCACGGTGCCGTCAGGGTTCTCGCACGGTTCCGTCACGGTGTCATCGGGGTCAGGGTCAGACGGGTCAATCTCATCGGCGACCTTGGTCGCCTCGGGCTTGCGCAGGCGACGTAGCTCGACCGCCAGCTCATGGCGCAGCTTGGGCGAGGCCACCATGACGGCGCATTTCAAGGCGCTCTTGAGGTACTGCGGATACCGGGTGACCTCGGTGGTGCGCATGTAGGCGCGCACGAACAGTTCGTCAGTGTCCTCGTCGTAGAACACGAACCGTTCACGCTCCAGCTCGTCGAGGTCGGCCTGTAGGTCTTCGACGGACATCTCGTTGCACCCCTTGGCCCACTTGGTGATTTGAAGCGGTTGCATCCCGGCGCGGTCGAGATCCTTTTGACTGAGCAGCTGCGCATAGGTGCATTGCGCGGTGCGTGTGAGCGCTCGGAAATGGCCGTCGCGCCAGATTGATTCCTTGAGCATTCCGGCCGAGTTAGCCACGGTGTTCCTTTCTCTGATTCGCGTGCACGTATTCAGACTGCGGCACGTTCTGCACCCCCCTCACACCCCAAAATCTCGGGGCCGAACATCGGGTCCATCTGTGCCTCAAGAGCCGCCGTGCGGGCCCGCTGGCGCGTCTGCGCGTGGTGCTCTAGGTCGTAGTGCAGGTGGCAGCCCTGGCACATGGCGCGCAGGTTCTCATCGCGGCAGTCCTCGGGTGTGTGGTTCAGGTGCGCCACGGTCAGCACGACGCGGCTGCCGGTGCCGTATGCGGGCTGTCCGTTGACGTTCGTGCAGCGGTCGAGGTGTGTACCCCGTAGGCACTCGCCCTCGCACTCACAGCGGCCTTGCGCGCGCTCGAACCGGATGCGGCGCGAGATCTCGGGCCAGTCCTTGGGGTAGCGGTCGCGGTTCTCGGGGCGGATGGGCATCACGCCACCTCCCCGCTGCGGCAGCCGTACGGTGAGCAGCCGTCCGGGTCGCCGTCCTCGAATAGGTCGAGCTGCATGTCGGCGTACTCGGCACGTGTCACGCGGTCGATTGGTGCCAGGTCCAACGGAACTCGTGAGCGGTGTAGGAACGCCTCGCCGTCGAGTGGATTGGCCGAGGCGCCGCCCTTGCGGATGCGGCGGTCGAAATCGACCGCGTCGTCCCAGAGGGAGTGGAACCGCTTACACATGCACAGATCGGCGATCTCTTCGGGCTGGTCCCGGTTGTACAGATGCGCGCACGCCTTCGGTTCGTCGAAACCGCGCCAATGGTCATCGCGGGAATGGCCACACGTCGCGCAGATATCGCGCCGCTCGTACATGTACCGCCACTGGGCATTGCCGTGGAACGGGCACCCGATGCATGCACTCTTGGCGGTGTGGCCCCACCCCGCGCGCTCCAGCCAGCGTTGGCAGTCCTTGCGGGACATGCCTAGATCGAGCAGCGGGTAACGCGGCCGGGAGTAGTTCACGTCCAAACGGTTGCGCACGCGGTGGATCTCGTCGGTAGAGAAGCCGATCCACTGCTCGGCGAACACATCACGCGGCACCGGTGTCGGATGCGGGTAGCCCAGCAGCTCGCGCACCTTGACCTTGATCGGCTTGAGCTTGTACTCGCTGGTGCACTGGCGGCGCCCCATGCCGTGCCGTTCAGTGGCAGTGGCTAGCCTGGTGCCCACGATCGACCCACGGCCGTCGCCACCGCACACCGAACATGAATCAGGCTCGTCAGATGGTCCACGGCCGGAGCCGCCGCAGGGTGCGCATACGCCATAAACAGGCACCTCGGTAGCCTTGGGCGCCAAGGTGAACCATGGCACCGAAACGAATCGCGCTTCCGGGTCCAGAGTGTCCGCGCGCAGGTTGCCGGATGAGACCCGGTACAACGGAATGTCTACGCGGGCAAGCTCGGCGGCGAGCCGGTCCACCTGCTCATAGACCGCGGGTGGCTCCCAGCCGGTATCGGCGAACACCGCTGCGTCCAGACCAGGCAGCGTGCCGTCGCAGGCCATGAGCGCCAGCACCGTCGACTGGACACCAGCGCCGAGGGACAGCACGCGGATTGTGGGATCGGCCATCACTCACCCCTTCTGAATTTCGTATGGCACTTCTCGCATCGCGGCCGACCGGCGCTGTGCGGCTCGGTCTTGCAGTCCACGCATAGGCCGGACTGGTATGCCTTGGTGCTCTCGGGGGTGCGGGCCATCACGCACTCACTTTCGAGCCGAGCTCGATCATCAGCCAGGTATAGGCGAGCTGGATCTCGCTGCTAGTCATCGGTCGTGCCCAGCGCGGGTTGAGCATCGCCGCTATGGAATTCATGCCCAGCTCGCAGTCATGGCACATGCAATCGCGGTGGTTGCGCACGATGCAGTAGCGCCCGCACCTATCGCAAAACGCGTGCTTCATGCGCCGACTCCGAACAGCTCCAGCTGTCCGACCGGCTGGTCTTCCGTTGTGAACCCGAGTGCGCGGTCGAGCAAGTCGTCGGTCCAGTCCTGGCAGCGCCAGAACTCGGCCTTGGCGTCGGCTTCCTGCTGCTCGGTCGGCGGGCAAATGCGGTCGCCCATGTACGCGTACCCGCACGGTTCGCTCCCGCAGTGGCAGAATTGGTGGCGACGTAGGTTGTTGCGCTGTGCAGCGGTGGCGCACTCGCGCATCTCGGCGACAAGATCGACCGGCAGGGAGCGCGCGTACCTGTTCAGCTGCGCGGTGGTCACGGTGACGACGGGGATGCCCCTCGATACGATCTTGCCGTGTCCGCACTCAAATCCCTTGAGGTGAGACGGGTATCCATCTGTAGGCAGGCGGGTGCCGCCGTAGCAGGATTGCATTAAGCGGGTGACACCTGCGGAACCGATGAGGCAGTCGCGCATTTCCCACCCGCCGACCATCCGCAATAACCAGCGTTGATCTTCGGTAAGCGTCATGCGGTGGCCTTGGCTTTCTCGCGTTCCTCGCGGGCCAGCTCATACAGCAGCGCGGATGGCTGGAAACCGTTGCGCCGTAGCTGTTCCGACATGGAGTTGTAGGTGATGCCCATTTCGCGCGCAGCCGCATGGTCGGGTACGCCGATGTACACGTATTCGGACCATTTGAGTACGAACGGTTTTCCGGTCTCGGGAGGCAGTTCGGGGTCCATCCACATCACGTAGTCGCGGGTGGATGGGGCACAGGTTTGTTGGCCGCGAAGGATCTGGCGCAGAGTAGTGACGAGCTTTCCCGGGTGACCGTTGGCGGCCGCGATGGCGTTGATGGTCCAGCCGATCGCCTGCAGCTTCTCCAGGTGCTCGCGCACGGGGGTGGCGTCGATGTAGCGACGGGAGATGGACGGGGCGGTCATCGCGCGGACTCCCGCTGTTCTGCGTAGATGTCGCGCAGCTTCGTGAATGCCTTGGCTGTTGCCTCGGCATCGCCGAGTGCCGAATGTGGGCAACGGTTCTCGATCTTGAGGGCGGCGAGCACGTCGGCCAGTCCCGGCAGCTCGGACGGGTCGCGCCCGAGAGCCGGGGCAGCATAGGCGGCGAGGTCGGCCAGGCGGTAGTGCCAGTGCGTGCCAACCTTGCGTGCGACCATGGCTGCGTCGAATGTCGGGTTCGATCCGGCAAAGGTGTTGCCGCTCAGGATGTCGGCGAGGTCGCTCCACGCTGTGATGGTGTCGTCGGGATTGAGCATTGCGTCATACACACCGCGTTCGAAATAGCGGTTGATGGCGAAGGCCTGGGGCTCGATCGAGACCCTGGACAGGTCGACGTACGGCACGAATTCGAGTGTTTCTCCGGTGTCGACGTTGATGGCCGCAACCTCGATCGGCGCGCACTGCGGGCCGAGGCCGGTTGTTTCCAGGTCTACGACGATGAGGTTGCGGGACATCAGGTCTCCTCTACTTGGTGGGGATGGTGGGCATGACGGGGGTGGGCCAGCACAGCAGCGCCAGGCCCTTCTCACGGGCGATGTCCAGGCACTTGGAGACCAGGACGTTGGGGTCATGTGAGACCGAGCCCGCCAGCTCGCCGTTGGCCTTGGCCTGCTCCACGGCCGTTTTCTTGGCCTGCTCGGCCACAGCCGTCGCGGCGCGTTCCTGGTTGAGCTGGTTGATCTTCTGCTCGGTGCCGTCGTCGTAGTCGATGGTCGGCACTGCCACGTCCAAGATTTCGACTTGATCGCCGACCTTGGCGGCCAGGATCACCTTCGCCTTCTCCGAGAGTTCGGGCAGCGGCGAGCGGTCGAGGTTCTGCGGCGCCAACGGATCGAATGAGGCGAACACCTCATTGAGCGCGACTTGCAGATTCCGGGTGACCAGGTTGGACCGCACGTTGTCGAACGTCTTGTACTGCACGAACAGATCGGGCGTGGCGTCCGGCTTGATCTGCCAGCGCACCGAGACATCGGCGTCCGCGGTGGAGCTGTTGCCCAGTCGTACCTTGATTCGGTGATCGCCTGTGTGCTGGTCGATCTGCACGGCGCCATCCATCTCGGTGACCTCCGTCCATGGCGCCTTGAGGTGCAGACCGTTGGTCAGCGTGGTGCCGGTCGGACGGCTGAACGTCGTCTCGATACCGATCTGGCGAGTGCCGACCACAGTGGTCGAGGCGAACACCAGGAAAACCAGCGCGAACAGGAATGCCACACCCGCGCTGCCGAAACAGACTCGTTTGTCGTTGCCGCGCTGCATGAACAGCCCGACAATCACCGCGATCACGGCGATGACGACCAAGATCAGGAAGAACCACATGGATACTGGCATCGTTGGTCCGCTTACTTGCCGAGGTTGGCGGCGTAGACGGGCACCCCGAGTGCTTCGGACAACTCGCCGGTCTTCTGCGTCCAGGCATCGCGCACCAAGTGCTCATACGGCTTGGGGAACAACCCCAGGAACAGCTGCCCCTGGCTCACGCGCAGGCGCAGCCAGCACGTCACCTCGATCAGCGGGTAGTCCTCGAACGGCCGCGCAGCGAGCGTGATCTCTCGCGGTACTTCAAGTGGCCGGGTGGCGGTGCCCGCCGATGCGGTGACTTCCTCGCTGTAGGTGAGGTGCTGACTTCCGGTGTCGCGCTTGATCTGAGACTTGAATGACCCATTGCTGGATGACTGGATGCTGTCGACGATTTCAACGACCTCGGCGGCCGGATGGCTGGTGATCAGGTGTCCGGCCTGCTCGATTAAATCGCCAAACTTCTCCTGGCCGTGGTACTCGCCGTCAGCGGCCTTGAATAGGGTCGCCCAGTCCGGGTCCGCGACGAACTGAAGAGTGAGCAGATCGTTTCGGCGGGTGTAGTCCGCCGTCGCGTCCGTGCCGAGTTCGTTGTAGATGACGCTGACCTGTCCCTTGTCGCGGTTGCCCCAGACGGTCGAGAGGCCTTGGAGTAGTGGCCGGCGCGTGACCTCGGCAAGGAATGAGGCTGTGTCGGTGACGGTTCGGCGCTCAGGTGCGCGCGGCGGGAATGCGGCGGGTACCTTGCCCCGTACGTCGACAACCTCGGTCTGGAGCCCGTTCTCGCCGTTGGCGGTGACGAGGTACAGCGGGGTGTCGGCGTCGGGCTCGTCGATCAGTTCGGTCGCGTGGACGGGTAGTGCAATGGCGTTGTCGGACATGGGTGTTACTCCTTTGGACGGGTTGGGTTACTTGGTGCCGTAGAACATGGCGGCGTTGTCGCGGGACAGACCCCCCTCGCCGTCGGCGAAGAAAATCGTTCCGGCAGGGTCCTTGGCGGGGGCGCTGACGACATCGGGGACAAGGCACACCGCCCCGGACTCGCGGGGCTCGACCTTGATCTTGAGCGTGACGCAACCGCCCTTCTTGCCGGTTGCCATTGCAGCCTCGACACATTCGTGCAGCGCCTTGGTTGCGGCGGTTTGCGTGCGGCCCTTGTCGAGCTGCGTCAGCACGACGATGAACTCGGTGATGTCGCCTGGCGCGAGTTCGGTGCCTTCCTCTTTCTTCTCGGTGTCGTTGTCGGACATGGTTATTCATTCCCTTCTGTTGTGGTGGGTTGGTTCAGAACGTCGGTCACTACCTCGGCCTCGGCTTCGGATAGGTCGTTGATATCGGCGATTTCGCGGCCGACGACTGTGGCCAGATAGGTGAGCGTCTTGACGGTGGCCGCATCGCCGCGCAAGGAGTAGCCCGCGTTGCCGAGCAGGCCGCGGATGGTGCCGATGGTCTTCTTGGTGGCCAGAAACTCACCGCGCGAGTTGTATTCAGCGGGGTTGGCCTCGGGTGCTTCCTCGACCTTCTCGGGGGCTGGTGCCTGCTCGGGAGCTGGTGTCGCTTCGGCCTTCGGTTTGTCCGGGGCCTTGGCCTTGATCTCGTCGGTTGTCACTCCCGCGACCGGCGGGAACATCTCGGCTTTGTCGTAGCCGTCGCGGGTGATCGAGGTGTAGGTGATGCCCATCTGTGCGACATCGCCCGCATCCCAGGCGCCGCGCTTCTTGCCGATCTTGGTCTCCAATTGCGCCTGTGAGACGCCGATGGCGCGGAATCCGGCGATCATGTCCTCGATGCGCTTGGGCAAGGGCACGCCCTCGCCGTTCTCCAGCGTGGCCTTGCAGATGTCCTGTGCCGCTTCGGTGAACCACTTGGGCAAGATGGCGTTGATGCACTCGCGGACAGCGCGAGCACCAGCATTGTTGTTGTTGTTCGTGATGTCACCGAGGTCGGTGAGTTCTTGGCGGCGCCCCTTTGACATGCGGGCATGGGGGACGATGAAGGTGCGCGTAGAGCGGGTGTTGGTCTGCACATCCCACGCCCACGCCTGAACCTCCGACTCGCCCCGGGAGTCGTCGCGGTGCAGTTCGTTGACGCCGTACTGCACGTTGCCCCAGACCCGCGCGAGTTCGCGCATGAGGTGCACCGATGCGCCGTTGCCTCGGTTCGGCACTTGGTAGAAGGCCTGTTTCGCCATCGCGGATCGATTGCACGTATCGCGCATCTCCGCTTCGGCCCGCTGCATGTCACGCGGGATCTGCTGGGCCACGATGACGGCGGATTGGACCTCGGCGACGGCGCGCGACTGTTCGACTGAGGTGGCTTGGCTGACCGTTGTGCGCGGTGTGGGTGAGATGGGCTGGTAGGGGGTGACGGTCACTGATCGAGTTCTCCTTCTTGCTGGTAGGTGGCGTAACTGGGGAGCGATACCGAGTGCACGTGGTCGCCGTAGCCGGGCCAGTGGTCATCGGCGACGCATTGGGCGTAGAGGTCGATGGCCTTGCGGTTGCGGCGCCGGCCGAGGTCGATGTCTTCGGGCTTGAGCTCGACCACGGTGATCGGGTAGGGCGCCGTTTTGGACTGGACGACGAACAGGAACGCGGCGTCGTCGGCGATCTCGCACGCGGCCAGGCCGTCCAGATACCACGGCGCCTGCTGGTGGTAGCCGTATTCGGCTGCGGACTTGGCGAAGTGGCCCGGGTAGGCGCTGGAGCTGGTCTTGTAGTCGACGACGATCAGCCGTCCCCGGCCGGGGTTGGGCAGCCAGTCGGGCCGGAACCGCAGGCGCACGCCCGTCTCCCGGTCGTGCCAGTACCCGGACAGCTCCGGTGTCCCGTCGGCTAGTAGCGGCCCGGCGAGCGGGTGCTCGTGAACCCTGGCCGCCATTGCTTTGGCCTTGGCCACCTCGGCGATGTGCATCGGGATCTGACCGCGCTGGCGCGCTTCCTCGGCCGCTGCCTGCCACATCGCGGTGGCAGTGGGCGACTTGGCGGGGGAGCCATCCTTGTTCAGCCCATGAACGGCCGGATCTAGCTCGCAGATATCGGCGCCTTCGCCCAGCACGAACTTGTGGGCCACGTGCCCGAAGTCGTATTGCGGCTGGGGTTCTGGCGGCTGCTGTTGCTGGTGATGGAAGATCTCGGGCGAGGACGGCGCCAGCAGTGCACGAGCACCTGACGACGACAAGCTGGTGCGGTCGGCGTGGTAGACCTCATCAGGAATACCGCTGTACATGCCATCTTCGGCGGGAATCTGCTCGCTCATTCGGCGACCTCGACCCACTCGCGCCCGGTGTTGCCGAACCACAGCCCGCCCTCGCGGTCGCCGTTGCACCAGGCCAACTCGGAATCCCAGACCGCTAGTACCTCGCCGATCCCGGCCGCCATGTGGCTGCCGTCGTGACCGTCGTCGCGGGTGCAGAAGTAGGCGCCGAAGACGGCGGGGCAATCGCCCACGCCCACCGGATGCGTCTTCACGAGACCCACCCCCGCGACAGTTTCTCTTCTCGCGCAAGGGTGTTCATGAGGTCGTCAACACCCTTGTTGTGCCGCAAGGCCATACGCTGAAACGTCGCGGGCGAGTTCCCGAGCTTCTTGGCAATCTCCCAGTCCTGGTAGCCGAGCGAACGCAGCTCGTCCACCTTCTCGGTCCACGCGAGCGTCATGCCTTGCCTCCCTTCGGCTTAACGTCAAAGTGATGCAGGATCGCGGCGGCGGCATAATCAGGATTCGCACCAGCGGGCAGCTCCCACAATGTCTCAGTGAGCGCCCGCTTGAGGGCGTCTCGCTCATCGAGCACAGCGGTCCACCTGGTCACGTATCCACGCAGTCCTTCCGGACTCCAAGCGCGCCCCGAGTGGTATGTCGGCGAAGCCGGTTCGATCTGGGCCGTGAGGTCTTGGAGCTTGTCCGCCACCTCGGCGACCATTTCGAGCAATGCCCGTGTTGGCTCTGGCATTACGCACCTACCTTGGCGTTGTCCTCGGCGCGGTGCCGTGGGGTGTAGCCGGGAGTGGATGGGCCGCAGTAGACACGCCCGCTGGAGTGCTTGCCGTAGCTGATGGACTCGTGGAACTCAGCGAGGTTGGCGTAGGGCTCGTAGATGGGGTTCATTCGGCCGCACCAGCTTCCGGCTCGTGGATCAGCCATGGGGCACCCGGCGCCGTACCAATCAAGTGGCCCATGTCGTATGGCATTCGGCGGCTAGGACGGCGCACCTTCCGGTTGAGCCGGGCCTGTCGGCGCAAGGCCGAGATGTTCCCCCGCCGAGCGCGCCGCGCCGCGCGGTTCTTGGCCCGCCGCTGGCGTACCACCGCCTCGGGGACGGTCCCGGCATAGACGTGCTTGCTCTGTAGACCGATGATGATCGCGGCGTTGTTGATACCCCTGATGTCGCCGTAGGGGTCGGTCAGGGCGGGAATTGATTCGGGCGCAATCTTGGCCTCGGGCAGATTCATTCGTGTAGTCCGTTCTGAGAGAAGGTGGTTAGGGCGGCGTACGCGGCGGGTACGGAGAACAGGGCGGCAACACCGATGGTGAGAGCGGCGATGAACAGCAGGACCGCTGCCCGGTCGCGGTACCAGCCGCGCCGGTTCACCCACAGATCAATGCCGAGCGCGACACCGAATAGAGCCATGACGACGGCGAATTGGGCGTAGCGCTGATCGAACAGAGCGACGATGGCATAGACGAACGCCAGCAGTGCGACCGTCCAAAAGGCATGGCGCATAATGATATTTGTCATCGCGCTGCCCCCGATCGGTTGCCCTGCTCCGACCACGGATCTCTCCACGGCTCGCACCCGAGCACCCCGCCGAGGCGGGCGGCGCCGTCGATCAGCGTTCCCGTGGGACCGCCGACGCCCGAGTTGTCCATCTGAGCGACGACCTGCTGTACCCGTTCGCGCATGATGTCGTCGAGCACTTCCGGGGCGAGGGTCAGCAGCGTGCCGCCCTCGAATTCGACCTCGACACCGCGGTCAATGCCGGTGCCGAGGCGAACCGCCTTGATGGCGCCGAGAGAGACGACGACGCTGGCGTGCGGGGTCTGGTGCGAGACGTGTCCGATGGTCATCGGGCACCACCCCCGACACTCTGTGCAGGGGTGTAGATACGGTGGGGCATGACCGGCCTCCTTGTAGGCTGGTTGAAGTGGCCCCGACGGTGGGTGGTTCTTTGGCGAGAGTGCCCGCCGTCGGGGTTTTCCTATTCAGTTGTGGTGAAACAGATTTCGCTATGCGAGTAGGGGCAGTTGCTCGGCCCCGCCCAGCCGCTTATGCAGCTCCGCTAGACCCTTGGCGGTGATCCGGATAGTGGGCGCGGGCAGCTTCATTTCGCCGGTCGGCTCATGCAGGTAGGGCGAGCCGAGCTTTTCGACCAGACGGCCGGTATCGACTTGTGTCTGATAGGCCTTCCACCGGCTGGTGGATTTGTCGCGGAAGATCCACCCCTCGGCGGCCATGAATGAGAACAACCGGCCCCGACCGATGTTGATCGCAGGATCGCGCGAGAGAACCTTGGCAGCGTCGTCTACCGCGTAGTCGCCGGTCGAGTCAGCCATGTGCGACCACGCCGACGCCGGAATGGCCAACTCCTTGGCACGCGACTCAGCCTCAACGCGAGCACGGGTCTCGGCCTCGGCGCGGTCCTCGGCATCGATCACCATCTGGGCAAGCTGGCGCTTGGAGGGCAACTCGGTGGGCTGTGCAGGGTAGCGGCTATACGTGCCCGTCTTACGGATAGCGGGGAGTACTTCGGTTGTGATCCAACGCCGGAACTTCGCCGCCTCGGGCTTGTCCGAACGGATGACGACCTCGTACATACCCGGCTCGGACACGATGGCCTTGTTGGGGTTCCCTGCGGTTCCATCCGTCAGGCGGATTGAACTCTTATCAGCGTCGGAGAGCCTGGCGAGGACGTTCCCCACGTTCGCAATATCGAGTACCCGGCAGAGGTCGGCCAGCACGAACCACGGCTGATCCTCGGGACCCCGCACGACGCGGACGCTCTGGGAGTTCGCGTAGGTGAACAGCTCAACGGCGCTCATTCGGCACCGCCGACCGAGCCGGTTCCGCGTGGCTTCCATTCGGGGTGGGTGGCCGTGGTAGCGGGGCCACCCACCCCTCGTACCCTCGTGCTACCAGCCGACGAGGGAGAACTATGGACAGCATTGAGATTGGTGGCGAGCCGACGCACGTTCTGCACTACGCGGGCCAGGCGATTGAGCTTCTGCCCGAGCAGGCCAAGGGTGTCTCGGCGGCCATACGTGCGGCAAGAAACGGAACCGTCAACGTGGTCGATCTGGGATTCACCGACGCCGGTTCCGGTGCGACCGTTCGGAACCTCTTCCTGATTGGTCCCGCAATCCCCGTGCTGCTCGTCGGGCCGCCGATTGATAACGGCCGGTAGATAGATGACCGGGGCGTAGTCCTCTGCCAGTGCGAACGAGGCCGTGCGGGCAGCTTGCGCGGCTAGCTCATCGCGGACGATCTCGCGTATGCGGCGCTCGTCGGCGGGGTGAGACAGGGCGCTCAT